GCCTTATAAATTCATCACGCGCAGCCCTATAAGATGGGCTTTGAGAAACAAGGTTGTCCGTTAAGTCGCCAACAACATCCGTTAAAAACCGTTTTGTAGTGCTACCTACAGCATCAGCTCCAAAACTATTTATTGTTTGATCAAGCTCTGTTTTTGCTAGGTGTAACTTCTGAAGATTGCCATCGGCTGACCTTATTTTATTGGCGGCAACTGTTAAGTTTTTGGCTATCTGTCCACTGGGGTCAAACTGCCTCGCCATCTGAGTCACTTTGGTTTCCAGTCCTGATGTATCTATATCGTCCAGCTGGCCTTTTCTCTGGCGTCTGAACGCCTGCTTATATATCGGTGATGCCGCCTCCGATCTTGCTCTCTTGGTAGCAGCTACCGCGGTATTAGAGGCTGTGCGCAGCTGCTCAGCGCCAGTAACCACCGCGGAATCTGGCGCAATCTGACCTAAAAACTCCTCGACAGCATCGCCCGCGGCCTTATTTTGCGTCTTCAGCCCGCTGACCGCGGCCCTAGTACCTGCTGGCAGCTGAGCCACAAAGGCTTGCTTCTCTAGCTGTGCCGGTATAACGGTCTGCTGTGCTTGGAATAACGGCACGCCTGTTTGGCTGGTAGCTTCTTGCGCAACATTAATGCTTTCCGCCACCTGCTCGATCTCATCAGCCGCGGCACCCACCTTTGAAGCCTGTCGCCCAGCTCTAAACGACTGAATAGCTGGAACTACAGCCTCGGCAAGTCCACCGGTGCCCGCGGCGATAGCTGTTGATACTGGGTCTCGCTCTTCCCTGCCAAGCGCAATACCTCCCTCTTGCAATGCCTGCTCAGTGGCTCCAGCAGCCGCGGCACCAATACCTACTTTTTGGGCTAATGTCTTGCCGAGATTTGCAATTCTACCCGCGGGAACAAATGACAAAACCTGGGCTGTTGCCGTGGTTAAATCTTGCGGCGAGAAACCGGGACGATTTAGCACCGACCTTCTTGTGCCTCCCGCCTCGGTTGGAACCTCGATAATTGTTGATCCGTCTGGTGTTGTCTCGAAAACAACGCCTGGTATCTGCTCTTGAATTATGTCTTTTTGTGCCTGTGGGTCGAATGTAGACAGTAAGCCTAGCGCCATCTTAAAAGTGTCGCCCTCTTGTGTAGTGCCAAACTCTGGCAATTCACCTAGTTCTGGCGTCGCCGAGATACGCTCAGAGCCTGTAAATATATCAGCTACGCCCGTTTTAGGAGCCTGGGTGTTTTGTGGTGATTTATCGGCCTGCGGTGCGATAGATACCCTCTGGCCTGTATCTAGGTCTATAATAGTAGACACACCAATATCTGGTGATGAATCTTGCAAAGACTGGCCTTGCAGACTATCGCCACTACTTACTATTGCGCCCGTGCCAAGATCGATTATAGCCATTACTGATTAAGCCTCTTAAGAGCATCATCAATAGAAATATTATTTGCTACCGCTGTATCCTGAATGTCTCTCAAGGTAAAAACGCCTTTTTTAGTCTTAACAGGCTCCCCAAAGTTAAATCCAAAAGTGTCTGGATCACCACCGCTTTTGGCGTGCTCTTGAAACTGCTTAGCTTCGCGCTGATTAAACCAGTTAGCTCGCTGGAGTGAGGCAATTTTAGCTCTGTTTGCTGTTTGTGAGTCGCCAAGAGTACCGGCAATCTCTTCTGTCTTTTGAAATTCAAAGTCAGTTGTGGGGCCAGAAAACTTCTGAAGCTCATCAAGCGCAAGATTGGTTAATGATTGAGATAAGGCTGCCTCGTTACTAACATCAATGCCTGGAAATAACCTAGCCAGCCGCACTTTGTTAACACCCTCCACTCCTTGAGCGGCCTGCTCTACTAGAATGGCGGCTTGTGCCAGATTAATCTCGCCGCGCTTAGCCGTACGGTTACGCTCGCTCATTTCACTTGTTATTGTAGATATTCTAGACGCTCGATTAGTGGCTCCAGCCTTAAGCCTCGCCTCTTCTACCGCTATATCAGATTCAGCCTGCAATTGAGCAAGACCTGACTCTTTAGCAGTTCTTAATGTATCTATCCTATCCTGCCCCTCAACTACTTGACCGCTGGGGTTTATTACCTGCGAAGTGCCATCTGGCAAGGCGTTAATAATAGTGCCATCTTCATAAATTTCTGTTTTAGCAGAGGCTAGACCGCCACTAGCAGCAGGCGCTTGCAAAGCACCGAGCGATATAGCATTCTGCTGTGCCCTTGCTGCCAGCTCAGAAAGACCTTGAATCTTCTGCTCTCGACTAACTGCTGGATTGTCGATAATAGCTAGAGCGTCTGCCGTATCGTTATTTGGTGTGCCTTGGGCGGCAAGCTCGCCTGAGCGGTTAACAGTAAACTCCCGCAATCCTTCAAGATCGCCACTCTGTAAGAATGGAGTTGCATTCTGACCATAGATTGCTAATGACCGCACTCTATTTAACTGCTGCGACTGCTCGACGCCGGACTCAGCTTGCGCCGCTTTAGCCTGCAACAATTGATTCTGAATAGGCGCTAATTCTCTATTCTGCCGCAAGGTTTGTGCTTGCTGAGCCGTAGAGAGCGCATTACTGAATATATCACCAATGTTGCCGGCGTCTGCTGCTAGTGAAATTCGTGGATCTATCGCCATTAGAGCGCTCCATAATTAACTTTATAGTAGCCGCTGGGGTCTAGGATAACCGCGTCGGGCGTTATCTTGATAGCCTCTTGAGCAATAACACCCTCTGAATCACCAGTAAGGCCGAATACCTTTTTAGCAAGATCATTCCACGTCCATGTGTACCAGTTGTGACCACCCTTCACGCCGGTCTTGTTAATGTTGGTTTTTAAACGCTCATCTGATGCGAAGGCGGCGGTAAGGGCCAGCTGCCCCAATCCTTGAGCGCCCGCCGTCCTAGCATTAGCTGCACCAACTTTACCCGCCGCCTGCGCTGCTGCTCCTCCGGTGATTAGATTGGCAATGTCTGAAGTGCCGCCCATATCGATATTGGCTTGATTCTGAGCAATGCCAGTACCTGCCCCCAGTAACTGGCTGATACTTTGTTTCTGCTGCTGAATTAGCGGTGATGCCTGTAGCAGTACATTGCTCGATAGATCTTGAAGGGTATCGCCTGCGCTCAGCCTGCCGCCAGCCGCCGCCGACTGATTGGTTTGGCGGTTAGCATTTTCTAGGGCCAGCTTAAATAGTGGATTATTCTGCACAAAATCAAACTGAGCATTAGGATCGGTTAAGAACCCTGCTTGCTCAACGCCTGCCTGTGTTGCAGCCGCAAAAGGATCTAGCAAGCTAATAGCCCGGTCTCTGGCCAACCCCACCTCACCAGCCTGCTCTATGGCGGAGGCCTGCTGGATCTCTCCGGCCTTTGTGGCAGCGCCTGCTGCGGTCTTGCCCGTAAAATCTCTTACAAAGCCCATTGATCAGCCCTCATTGTTAATATATGTTCACCGTCAACAACGCCTTCATCCTCAAAGCCGTGTTTTAGCGTAAATCCGTAGACGTTACCGTATTTTGTAGGTATTTTAGCCACTATTCTGTCGGCTCCAATGGTTTCAAACCCATATTTAAGAGCTTCTTGGCCTGCCTTGAAAGCGTCTTTGCGGCTCTCTTTAGTGACGTTCGCATGTATTTGAAAGTCATCACCGTCAGGATGTAGAATATAAACAATACCAGCTGAATAGAGATAATGGTTGTCCACCATAGGGGGCTCAAAACTTTCAATATCAGTTTCTTCATCTGCAATTAGCGGCCATATATCAGGGTGCTTTAGCACCGAATTAATCTTATTAACGTCAAAAGTTCGGCTTAACATTCTGGCATCCTGTCATAAAAACACACCATTATCATTCTGGCGTCAGTTCCTTGACCATACCCGCTAACAGGCTCGCCGCGATGCATTAACTCAGCATCAAAGAATAAAGCCTTGTTTGGCTTCATCTCACAAAAGTCAGTTACTTCCCAGGCATCGTGGTTGTTGCAGTCTCTATGCCATACGTCAGCAAGTTCCGGATCATTTCTATCCATGCCGGTCTCGCGATGCTTAACAAAAGCGGTGCCGCCGTCATCGGTCAGATAAACAATGCAGGTGTACTTGCCCATGTTCAAATCGTTGTGGGCTTGATATGGCTCCGGACTTCCGATTTGGTTAGCCCGTAAAAATATCAACCTTGGATCAATCTTGAAGCCGCGCTTATCCTCGATACTGGTTATAAATTCGTCTTTTATATGGTCTGGAATCTCAAAGTTAATAGCAGGATACACCGCGCCATCGACCTCATTTACTTCGCTATTGAAGGCAGCGATAGTTGCGTACTCTTTTAGAGCATCAAAGCCATCTAGAAAGTTATCAACAACATCCATAAACAAACCTTATTTTTTGCCTAATTATACACCAATTGCAGCTATTTGTATTGATCGTGCTCTATTAGAACTCTTCTCGCCAGACTAGGGCTGCGCCCATATCTGCTGTAGGCGTCTGAATAACTCGCATCGCTATAGTTAACGTACTGCCGGGCTGGATTCGATCATTTAGAGCCGATAGGTCAATATCTGCATCGGCAAGAAAAACCTTGGAGTCGAGAATTTCGCCGCCGGTTATAGTGTTTGTGGTAGTGGTATCAATCTCTACAATAGACGAATCTTCATCTTCATAGGTGTAATCTGTTTCGCCTGAAAATGTAGCATCGCAGAGAATCTCCAGCTCGGAGCCTTTTGATCCAGTTGAAAACGCAGACGCCGCGAGCGGGATAATCCTACCTAGATTCACCTGTGTTCCAAAAACCTGGCGCACTCTGATAGTTAGGATATTAGTTAAAGTTGTCCCGATGCCTGTAGCATCACTCTCTTCAGATAGTGAGGATGGTATAAATTTGCCGAATCCCTCAACAAATGCAGCGGCGTGCGATCCACTAATAGTTATTGGAGTAGTGTTTCCAAAATTCGTAACCGACCACACCATCCTGAATGAAGCGTTGCCGAATACAGGTGTACTTAGCGTGTTTGGTAATTGCTGCCGGTGAACAAGAACCTCCTGCCCGGTCAATTCATCCTGCACATAGTATTCAATATCGCCGTTGTGGCGTATAGAGTAGTAATTTGTTTTTGAGGGGTCTAAATCTGCCCTTGCATCTACATTCCATCTAGTCTGCGCCGTGAAATCCCTGGTAGGAACAACGCCTGCTGCTATCTGTGTAAAAGTACCTGTGGCTGTCGCGCTAGAGAATGTAAAAGCGCCGGTTTCTGGAGCGGCCAGAATAGAACGCAAAACTACAAGGTCATCGACCTGCGAGAAATTATACAGAGGGACTTGCGCGTTTAGTGATGTCGCTATCTCTGAGGCGTTGTGGTTTACCGTTCCCGCCGTCAAAGGCACCGTATATCCTGTGCCGTCTATTGTAACAGTGGCATTCTCTGCGCCAGCTGCCGCCCCGGTGATCTGTAGCTCATAAACTACAACCGCGCCGCCGTGTGTGTAGAAAGTGCCGAATACGGCCTCCTCATAACCAAATGCAATAGCATCGCTAGCGGTAGCAGCACCGGCAACCATTCGGCTATCAGCAACGCCTGCATCGAATCTGGCAGAAAACCTAAACAGCGAGCCTTGCCCATGCCTAGGGATGATTTGTGTTTTAGAGAAGATGGCGGCAATGTCGGTGGTGCCGGTTCCGACGGTTCCAAAATACTCGCCACCTGTAGCACCTGTCGTGCTCCCGCCTGTAGCAATCTGATCGACAAACCCGGTTGAATTATACTCAGCGCTTATCTGAATTTCAGGGTCAAGCTGGGCGGTTACTAGATCGCCATAGGCTGTTTGCTGTAGCTCTTGCTCTGGAACGTCGCTCATGTTGTAAACCACTTATCAAGTTCTGCTGAATACTCTAGATCCATGCCTATCTGCCTTTTGGTTTGACGACTTCTTAGCGTCAGGGTTGAATCAGCCTCTATTAACTTGCCATTACCGTCGATAATAACCTGCGTGTTCGCCTGCCCAACTTTAATTGTCGCCGTATCTCTGTCGCTTGGAGTCGGATCAAGGCTAACAGTTAAATCACTTGTGCAGACTATCGTTTGGTGGCCTGTTACCGCGTTATTAATCGTATAATCTACGGCTGTTACTACCGTTAATCCTTCAATGTATGTAACTCGGGCGTATAGATCAAGAATGGCGGCTTCGATTAAATCAAGCCTATCCTCAATTAAATCTAGCCTGAGCAAGATAGCATCTATCGCTTGCCCGCCTTCATAAATTAGATCATTCTGCCCGCCCGTTCTATTTGCTAGCTGATATAGAATGAACTCTATCTGCTCAAAATAGCTGCGCAATGATGGGTCGCCCTTAAGCTTCGGTGGCGTCCTTAGCGCGCTTGGCGGGTTAACAGATGCCATTATCTACCGGCCAACTTCAAATCAATAGCACCGCTTATAATCGTGTAATCAACAGGATCAGAAGTGGTTATTCTAATAATCAGGTCATAGAAAGACTCAAGATTCCACCACTCGGCTCGGATATTGGTTTCCCCAAGCCTTCCAATTCTAGCCCAGCCAATAGGATCGAATGATTTGCCGCCATCATAAGAGGCTTCGGCCATGACACGTGGATTCTCCCCTTGCCCTGTAATGGTGCCAACCCCCATCTCCATAATCAGCTCAAAGCGTGACATCTTAACCCGCTTACCTCGATGACCAATCATCCCGCCATGGATAGAAGACATTGTTCTTGTTCTGTGTATTGTTTCGCCATTGTTGGTAAAGGTATTTAGGTTTAGCTGGTAGTAATTCCCATTAGATAAATCAGCTAGAAAGTGCTCGCCGTTAACGTATGAATAAGATGTTGAGTTGTAGCGCCCGCCTTCAGTATCACCGGATAGCTGGAACCATCCATTCTTGCCCAGGCTTTCATTAAGTACCCATGTGACATTTTCGACTGGGAAGTTAAGTACGTAGAAGTTTTGACCCTCTAGCGTCATTGTCCAGGCTACAGCGTCACTGACAGTGGTATAGCTCTCTAGAGCATGAGCAACACCGATACTGGTTATTCGCTCTCTTGATGAGTTAGTGCCCTGGTAAACCTGACGATCATCACCAAGCCAGTACATAAAGTCATCATTGGAGGCTACCGAGTGAAGCGCAGCCAGTCCTATAGAGGTTATTTGCGCATCAATACGACTAAAAGGTGGGGTGTTTGTGCCGTCATTCCACCAAGGCTCATTAGTCGCAGTACCCATCATGTTAGCGATGCCGTCAAATACATAAGCCCTAACCAAGTCGTCAGGCTGTGACTCTGCCTGCGCTGCGTTTAATCCACTAGCTGTTGAGCCGTCACCAACATCGGAAATAATAAATAGATCAGGCTTCGTGTATATAAATTGGTTATTTAGGAACGCTACAGCGATAGAGCCAACAATGTCAGCATCAGTTACTGACGATAGCGTTGTTGTGCTTGCGTTGTATTGTTGTACATTTCCCGCATTAACGATAAACATGTTAGTGCCATCATCAGCGATAATACAGCGAGAACTACCAAGAATCGTACCGCGATCCGTATGGGTTCCATCGCTCTTGATCTCATATAGCGTACTCCCTGCAATGCGGTATCTAATCCCTGACATTACGTGCTGGCCGCGATCCCTTCCAGCAACCGACCCTACAAGGTCTTGACCGGGCCAAGAGTGGATAATAAAAGGCTCTTTGCCACTCTCATCGAACTGCTGATAAAAGTTTATGGTCGCCTGAGATGATACGGGGCGAGACCTGCTCTGATAAGAGGGGCCGGCAACCTGAACATCAACGGTTTCAAAAGCCATTATGGTTTAGTTCCGCGAGGTATGATTCTTGGTCGGGGGCCGTACTTGCCCTCATTCATTTTTCTATTTGCTCCGGTTATCGCGTCAATAAATAGTGGTAAGTACCTGGCTTCCTCTTCGGAGTCTTCAGTGTATCGCATAGCAGCCCATAGGCAGCCGAATAAATAAACATTAGGCCCGCTATCTAAAACTATATTCGTGGTGTTGGAGCTTGTTAGTGGTGTAAAGCCGGCCATATATTGAATCTCAATAGTGTAAGCCTGATCGGCGGCTATGTTGAATTCAATTTGCGAGGTCACTGTGAACTCTGTTGGCTGCCCGGTAGAGTCGTCCAAAACGTGTAACTGCTCTGGCGTCTTGAAGTCAATAGGGTATCTGGAGTTGCTGCCGTCATCGATGATTAGCGACACCTTGCGCATAGATAGGAAATCATCTGGAAGGGCTATAAATCTAGCATCTGCATCGAGAGTGGCCGTTGATCTTGTTTCCTGGTCTCTAATCCTAAGATTAACTTGCGGATTAGCTAACATTGCATCTTCTGCAATGAGTATAAAATCATCAATTAATAAATCTAAATCACCGCGCTTACTCCATGCGATTACAGATTGCTTAAGCTCTGAGTAATTAGATATAGCCATTGTGCCTGCCTGAGTTGTAAATAAATAAGGGGGGCGAACCCCCCTTCAAAGTTAAGTTAGCAAGTCAGAAGCTTCCGGCTTACTATCTGCCTTTTTTGCTCTAACCGGCTTAGCCCATCGAGGAGGATTCTTTGAATCCATAATCTTATTAGGCACATCAACAACATCACCTATTTCGCGGAGCTGTCCGTCCCAAAATGGCTTGTTTCTGCCGATAACTTTAACTTTCACTGATCACCCCCTACGAAATAGTGTAATTGTTGGGGTATTCACGACGATTCTCAACCATTGATAATGGCATCAAATAGGCGCTAACAGTCAGCGTTGGACTAGTCCCTTCCATATCGTAATTGAGCTGAATGTACTGCTCATTAGTCATAGGTAGAGGAATAACAATCTTGTCATTAGCAGCAGTTAACGTAGCCGGCGTGTAAGCCTGACTGGTCGTTAAAATGGTGCCTGATGAAAAGCTTGTGTTGTCGTCAGTCTCGACGCTTACAGCGATAGTCGGCGTAGTACCACCGAAAGCGCTCTCAGCATAAACAACGACGGCCATGGGTTCACCAACTCCAATATCACGATCTGAAGAAGCATTGTAATAGTTGGTGGAGTCAGCATCTACAGTCAGCGCCTGTGAGTCAGAAAACTGAAGGTTTGCATCTAATACAGTCATAATAATTCTCCTATTATGTTACGCGGGCTTCAGCTTCGGTCAAAGCGTCAACGGTTTTGATTGGAATGCCACGGAACCGAACTTTCTGATCCCCCTCTTCGTTACCTACGCTTAAATGCAGGTTGGACTTGTTCATCGCCTGAGTATCTAACATCTTGGCAAGCGTCCGGTTTGCATAAAATACAGGGGTAACACCAACAACGCCACGATCACTTGAAGACCCTGAGGTTGTGGGCAAGTGGTGTACAGCATCCAACATCAAGTTGAGCAGGTTGGTAGTCGTGCCATCTGGATCTGCAACTAAGGTCGAGATGTCGATATTGGCGATACGAACAGCATATCTCCAGTCACGAACCTGTAAACCGAATTTCCAATCCCACTCATCCATGTAAGCGCGGTAGCGGTTATTAGAACTATCGAACTCATCTTGCAAGCCCATGTTCTCGTGACCGACGCCAGCCTTTGATGCGCGCGGGAAGATGCCGTGAACGGTACGCTGCCCCCAGCCAATCAGCCAGACTGAGGAGTTATCGGAGCCAGTACCGCCGGCATCGATAATGTTCTCGCCATTCTGAGCGCCAAGGTCGCTGTATCGATTAGCTAAACCGACAATCTCTTCAGGGTTTGCAGACGATCCATAAAACAGGGTATCGGCAAACTTCTGATTCAATGACTCCATAAACGCTGCGCCTTCATCAGCACGTAGCATATTTACATTGCCATTCATTTCAGCAACCACTTTATCAACTGAGCTGCGACCATTTAACAGGGCGCATTGCTCGGTGATTTGGGCAGTCTTGGAAGTTGAGGAAGGAGTACCTTGGTTGGTTAACCGAAAGTAAACATCAGGCAAGCCAGTTCGGACTGTAGCCTGATCACCCATTGGTTGATTACCTTCACGCCAAAGCATGTCATCGATAATCTCGTTGGTTTGTGATAGCAATTCGACTACCTGTGCGGTTTTACCGTCAGGGTCTAAACGCTTCGCATGTTCGCCCAGTGTGAGCGCCGCTGTACTTAACTCAGCCATAATAAGCCTCTCTTATAAATTGAAGACAGATTCTTCTGCCGTTTTGGGTTTAGTTGGTGCCTTTGGTTTTGCTTTCGGCTTACTAGTAACGGGGACTTTCTTGACCTTTTTCTTCAAGTCAACAGTCTTCTTTTTCAGGGCATCGAACTGAGCTGACTTATGCAACAGCATGTGTACCTTGTGGAAGCTGCCTAAAACACCGGCCTCTTCAGGGGTAAACTGCTCTTTAGCCATATAGTCATTGATAAGTTTATACGCCTTCGTACCCTCTTCAGTGTATTCAGTCGTACCCTCATTGAACCATGCTTTATTGCGCTTAATCAGTAGGTCACGTTCCCGCCCAGCCTTACTGTTTTTATCTGCCTCTACATCAGAAGCTAGTTTTGCGCGTAATGATTCAACCTTACCCTCAAAGCCTTTTATCTCATCGTCACTATAAATGCCTTCACTCTTTAACGTATCAACTAGCTCGCTAACAACACTGGTAATCGCCTCGGTTCGCTGCAACCTTTCGGTAATCCGCTCCTCATTAGCAATATTATGTTTTTCGCGCCTAGCATCCTCCATACGTTTTTGAGTTACTTTACCCTGAATCTCATGCGCCTTACGCCAATCTCTGACTTCGTCTAAGCTAAAGTCTTCGCCGTCTAAGTCGAGGTAAAGAGCTTCTTCTTCGTCGTTATCTGAGTTGTCGTCGTCGCTATCTTCAGCGTCCTCTGAGTCTTCTTCAGCTTCACCATCTGAATCTTGCGACTCTTCAGCTTCACCATCTGTTTCATCAGGAGCCGTCTCTTCCTCGGCTTGCGTTTCATCAACGGTTTCAGCACCACTATCAACCTCGGTTAGCTCATTGGCAGCTTCAGTATCAGCGGGTTCATCAGCGAATAGTAAATCAGCGCCCTGTAAGGTGGCTTGATCGTTCATTGCTATTTCCTCTTAGTTTTGGAGTTTAGTATGTTTTGTGCCTGCTTTCCATCCCTTATCTTACCAAGAAAGATGTCCTCAATCTTGGCTAAGTTACGGTATGTTCTGTGAACCTCTTGTAACTCTGCAACATCTAGCGTTTCTTTATTCTCGAAGCTGTCCATAATCTCAGCCTTTATAGCAACAAACGCGCCATTTAATATCTTGAACTCAGATAAGGCATTAGCCCCTTCGATAGACTCTTGTTCTAGCTGCTTTCGTCGCTCTTCATTCATACAATAGACCCCTCCACATCCTTCCCACTATCAAGTTCAAGCTTGGTTAGCTCGACGGCTACCTTTTGATCGTTCTGGTTTTGCTTTTGTGTCGTGGATATATTGAACTGGCGCTTCTCCTCTGCAAGCTTGGCTGCGTCAAGTTGTGCACTGCTCTGAGCCTTGGCTAAATCTGTCTGCTGCTTAACCTTCTCAGCCTCGGCCAATGGGTTCTGGTTGCTTAGCTGCTCTACCATCTGCTGAAGCTGGGCATTGTTTCTAGTCAGGATCTCATTTTGAGCGAGAACTAGCTCATCAGGCTGAGAAGGATCATTGAAGTGCTTGCCCACATTGGATATCCCAAGCCCCTTCATCATCGAGGTAATAGTGTTGTACTTCTTCTCTTGATCGACCAATGGCGAACCTGCCGCCTCTAGCTGCATGGTTAGATTGAGGATGCCGCTCATTGTTTCAACAACGTGGTCTTCATCGCCAGAACCAAGGCCTACCCGCACATCAGCAGCGTGATCAAACTTCCAATCACCAGGATTGATCTTTAGCGGTTTACCGAGAACTCGAATCTCTTGCTCGGTGTTCTGGTAGTGGGTCGCCATCCAGATAACACCATCATATAGATCGCGGTAATAAGTCTCGGCAATGTTTCTTGCAACAAGCTCAACCTTGCCCTTGCCTTGATCCTGTACACCCTCAAAGCGCGTGGCAGTCTCTTTGTTGAAGTCGTCAGCCTCTAACCCCTGGCTAGTGATCATTGTTCCGATAGTGTCAGCCCTGCGCTGCATCTGCATCTGTAGCACCTGCATAACCTTATCCCCAATATAAGGGATTTCGATAGCCTGCATAGCATTTGCCGGGATTGTATCGTTACCACTTACCCTTATCGTCGCGCCATGTTCCTGATCCAGTAGATCATCCTGATTGACAAGCTCATTGTGAGCGATTCTAGGGGCCTGTACCGCATAGATATTGTCAGCAATACCACGTAGCAATGTGGTGTTCTGTCTAGCAAATGGCGATGCCTGCTCGCCAATAGACCGGCCAATAGCGCGGTGAGGCATAAGCAGGGAGCTACCAATTGCATACGGGACATGATCAAACACTTCATTCTCGAGAAGCACTTGCCCAGAATAGAGAACATAACGGCGCTCAGCTATACCGTCGCCATCGTAATCAATCAGAGCATAACGGGTTCTTAGCATTACTTCTTCGCTAGCCCATGTGGGCGCATACCAAGGTTTGCTGCTGCTGCCCTGCTCTCTATCTCGAATAGTGTCTAGGCGTGAGTTTCCCTCATCATCTTTCTGTCCACTAAAGCGCGGAATCTGAGCAATCTTTTCTTTGCTATAGCCCATCTCAACAAGTTCGCCACGAGTAATTGGTGTGTCATCACCAACAACAGGGGCCTCACTCTTACTGCGCGCATCCTTTGAGATGATAAAGCACTCGGGAGGGATGGACATTACCTTGATTTTCTTTTCCTTGCGGATAACCTTGAACTTAAAGTCAATCGGGTCTACGCCGTTGAAGTCGCCTGAGCGCTCAACAATCTCTGTCGATATAACATCCTCGCCTTCAAGTGACTCTTCGAATAACACAAGCTCTTCCGGAGTTATAGCTGTATAGCTCTCTTCCTTTATCCCCTTAGTTTCTTCGATAAAGTACTTAACCACGCCGAACTTCATTAAAAGTATGTCGAAAAGCGCACCATATTGCGTTGGGTAGGAATCTGACTGGCCACGGACAAGCCAATCAGCGTACTTAGATTTCTGATCGGCCTCCTCTACATCCTCTTCATTGTCAGGATTAAGCGGTTCAAAATCTATAATCTCACCTGATCCTAGAAACACTCTGGCCAGTGACACTAGATAGCTATTCACCGAGTCCTCAACATCATTAGAGAGAATCTTAGAGCGGTCTACCTCCTCATCGCCATATAGATTGCCTAAGTAGCGATCCATGAAAGTCTCATTCTCTTTCATAAACTCAGTATTGAATGTGACACCATCCTTACTCATAGTCTCAACATCACTGATAAGCGTAAGGTCATCCATTTGCTGTGTTTCTTCTGCCATTATACTACCACTCTCTTTTTATGCTTGGGTTTTGGCTTCCATCCCGTGACTGGCGGCTGGAACAGGCTCATCATCATCGAATCCCACATGTTAGGAGATTCTATACCTAGCTTCATCATGTCCTGCTTGCTCATTATCTGAATCAAGCCGGTATTATTTTTCTTTCTCGGTATACGGCACACCTCTGATCTTAGGTTGTCGATAGACTCAACGCCATCCGAGTCAATGCTAATCATGTCACCGGGGTCTACATATTCACCCCGCACAACGCAACGATAGGTATTATAAAATAGGTTAGCCAGCCTTATGGAATATTGCGACCTGTTATTAGTAAACGTTTCAGCATACGTTTTAGGCTTATCTTCGCCTAACTTGTCTATATCTGTTGGTAAGTATACAGCCTTGGCGTTATCTTGACCAATTCCCGACAGCGAACCCTTAAACATATGCGTCTTGATATGCTTGCCTTTGAAGGCGTCGGAAACTTGGCGCTTTAATCCTACGCCCATCCCATCACAATCCCAGATAAACCAATCCGCACCATCATCTATAGCTCGATCAGTAGCCCAGTCGCACCCCTCATCTATTTCGCCGTCAGTCTTTTCTATTATCGCCTTGAAGATAGAGCCATGCCTAAGCGAGTAGCCTTTAGAGTCTCTTCCGGTGTCTGACGGGTCATGTGATGCAAACTTAGCACCAAGCGGCTGAAATACCTTTTCTAGTTTTGGAATCTTGTGAGCATCGACAGCAGCGTTAAACCATTCAGGCTTAACAATGGAATTCTCTACCTCGTCCAGATAGTCACTAAACCACTTATTCCTGTATGCGGCATTAGACATTTTGGCTTCGTCATCCTGCCGCTCAACCTCCAGCCCTGATGCGATAAACCAGCTCTTAGGCATGTCAGTGTAATTCATCTCGACAACCATAATTAGATCGTCTTCATAATACCCGCAACGCTTAAGCTCTTTATCTGCCCGTGCTAGCCATTGCTGAGCAATAGCACCATTGCGAGCGCCCCGGTTCATTGTGACAATGATTTCAGGCATTTTAATGTCACTATCAGCCAGCATTGCATCCAGCTCTTCTAAGCTTGAAACCTTGCGACCATCTAGCAGCTTCTCGGTATCCTCTGCATTCAACCGGACTGATGCTGTAAGCACTCGAAGCGTGTTTGCTGATATATCCTCGCCTTCCTCTATCCACAACCCATCGATACCCGATAGCGTTGATTTGAGACTGGTTATATTCCTGGCTAATCCACGGTAGAAGGTACGACCACCTGATGAGTGAGTGATTGAAGTCTTGGTATCTTCGAAGCCTTCCATACCCAAGCGGCTTATCTCATCAAGGATGGTTCGGTGTACTGACTCCTCGATAGAGTTTTGATTCTCTCTTGCGCAGCACCACAACTGACCTCTAGTCATGTTAGCTGCAACGTAATCAGCGACCCCGGTTGATTTGGTGCTACCACGGCCACCGACTATTATTTTTATTCGTTTAGGCTTGGTAAATATTGGGTGCAGGTTTTTAACGTATTTTATTGGTATACGTTTAGTCATTGGAGCCTACAGGAATAAACTCAAAAACTGAGTCTGTCTGAATGGGGCCGCCATCGGCTCCAGTTAGCTCTTGGGCTATTTTATCTCCGTATTTCTTAGGCTTCATCTTAGACATTAGCCACTTACGGGTATCGACTTTAAGCTTGGCATGCTGAACAGATACGCTATCAATGACCTTAACCATCTCACCCTCTACAACAAGAGGGATACCATCAGCCATAACGGGCTGACCATCAATATTATCGGCAATATCTATGCAATCCTCACTCATTGCATCAGCCGATTCTACCTTTGCTATCTCGTATTGCTGCTTAAACCCTTCCTTCTCTCTTAACCACCTAAAGAGCGTGGTCATTGCAGGCATACTCTCATCCCTCGCGACAGAGCGCATAGACTCACCTATAGCTAGTCTTTCGCATATAGCGTCGGCTAGGTCTGTCGTGTAATCTGTTGGTCTCCCTCCCTTATTTTTACCTTGCTCATCGTCCGGGCTGGAGGCGCTGCTGTCTTTGCTTTTTGGGGGGCGTCCTCCTGCCATTATGATTCACCCCCGAGCCCAGGAATAAGCTCAGAAACTGACTCCATCCTAGTGTGGCCGCCATCATCACCCCCCGCATCAGTCATCCCTCTATGATCGAGAGTGTGCCACATCACCATGCTTTTAGAGTGATGGGGAAGCGCATCGAATGCCGAATTATTAAGCAGCTGAAAAAGAGCCGATGTTAGTTGGGCTAAGGGTTCATCATCAGCTATGAAGGATTGTTCTATGGTGGTTATTGCCGTCATTTTATCTATACCTTACGGGCGTTTGGCCTCGTTGCTATGATAATTGGTTTTGTTAGGGGTTCTTTACTGCCTCAAGCTTAGTTAGCTCGGCTTGTAAAATAGCTCGGCGCTCTGGAGTGATAGAGGGCTTTGCTAGCGCGAGTTTTAGGCGTTCCATTCTACCATTTAATCTATCAATGGTAATAAGTGAAGTTGTGTCGCCGTTACTGGTTATAAGTATGCTTGGAGATGGCATGTTTATTCCTTATGTTAGTGTGTTGATGCCGCTGGCGTTTATTTGAACTGTTAGCGTATTGCCATCAGTAACCGTTACGTCAGCTGGGCTATTGTCTAATAGTGAGTGGCAGACAACCTCATCAGGGGTTGTAGTGGTGTCGATGATAGCGGCATAACGAGAAATAATAGATCCGCCACTGGCTGTAAATGCGCCATCATCACTATCCCATGTTACCGTTGAAGTGGCTCGCGTCCATGTTGTAACCAGGACATCAGCTGCATAACCATTGCCGCTAACCTCGTTAGTTGCGGTGGTGGCATCGCCTATGCTGGTGGTAGCGATGTTCGAGGCGCTTGTGTATAGGCGCATTTCGAAAGTGTCACCATCCATGTCGATAGTGTTATCGCCCATATATTCTTTGTATCGGTCGTGAAATACCCATGCATCAGCAGCCATAGTGTTTTACCCCTGTTTAGACCATGTTGTAGTGGCGTTAGCCTGTTTATTATAGCTGGTTACTGCATCAGCTTGTTTTGTCCAGAGCACGCCAGCAGCAATTACTGTTGGCTCGAGACCTGTTAGCGATAAAGCACCGACTGGAACTGGTACGGTTAAGTCACCAAGATCGGCTACAGGCGCTAGTCCCGTTAGAGATAGAGCGCCGGCTGGTATATCAATTGTAACATTATTAGTCAGATTCGCTACTGGTGCAAACCCTGATAGATTAAGGCTTCCGGTAGGGACCGTTACCACTACGGAAATATTCGGAGTTGGTGCAAATCCTGTTAGTGAGAGTGCGCCGACCGGAATATCTATGTCTATATTTGCGCCGGCTATAACCGTAGGGGCTAAACCCGTGAGAGATAGCGACCCGGTAGGTACATCGACCGAAATATCGTTTGTTGCATCGATAGTAGGCACTAACCCAGCCAGTGACAAAGCGCCTACTGGGATTTCTATATCGATGTTTGCTGTTGCGTTTACTACTGGAGCTAGGCCGGTTAGTGATAAAGCGCCCAGTGGAATAGGAACGGTTACATCTGCGGCAATATCAACAACCGGAGCAAACCCGGTTAGGCTTAAAGCGCCAGTGGGAACATCTACAGATATATTATTTTCAGCGATGACCGTGGGAGCTTGGCCATTTAGCGTTAATGCGCCGGTAGGTATTTCTACAGATATATTTGCGGTGAGGTTTGCTGCTGGGGCTAGACCTGTGAGAGTTAAAGCGCCTACGGGTACAGAGACAGCTACACCAGTGTCTGCCGTTACATAGAAATTTCGTACCCGGTAGCCTAAGCTCATCTTATAGGCTCATTATTTCCCAGGGGTATGCTCGCCCTGTGCCTGCTGTCTGCTCTAGTGTAAAAACAACTTCATTAGTTGACGCCACAGGAAGTGAGATCTTGACTAGATCGCCCTGAACGCCAGCATATTTCGCAGTGTAAGCAAGGCGAGTTGTTCCCACGCTCCGGACTTTCACTTTAGCACGTAACGTCAGGTAATCACCGATAGCCATATTCACAGTATCCACATAGAGGACAAAGATGCCCGCCGTTGTGATTGTGTCTAGCGTGTGTTCTGTTGTGACCGTGGCCGTCTGCGACCCATCACTCTCTGATGTAGCCATTTTATAGAACCCCGTGAATGATTATGTCGAAAAGTCGCTGCGATGCGTTATTTGATGATGATTGTCCGCGAACTGCTATTCTTGATCCTGCAGGTATGGGTATGTCGAGATAGTGTGAATCGTAGGCGGCCTGTTCTCGGTTATTCATGCACATAGCCATATCACCCGCAATTATTTCCTCATTCCCTGAGCTGCCAATGCCAACATCAAACCAAATCCCTAGCGTTCCGCCTGTTGTCGCATTGTTATTTGTGCCGACTGAGAAATTAAAACCGTATAAATCATCCGCTGACGACGCGACCATCTCAACCCA